TTATTTGATTTCCAGCACGTTCAACCGCTCTGGCGCTGGCACCGCGTCGTCCGAGTCTTCCGGCTGCCAACCGACCGGTTGCATCGGGATGTCTTCGCGATCGAAGGCCAAATCGCCGCCGTCCACCACGGCGCTACCGTGGTGAATGCCTTTGAAATCGAACAGATTGATATCGCTCAGGTGCGAAGGCACCACGTTTTGCATGGCGCTGAACATGGTTTCCAATCGGCCAGGGTAACGCTTGTCCCAGTCGCGCAGCATGTCGCCGATCACCTGGCGCTGCAAATTAGGCTGCGAGCCGCACAGGTTGCACGGAATGATCGGGAAGGCTTTGGCGATCGAGAAACGCTCGATGTCTTTCTCGCGGCAATAGGCCAGCGGGCGAATGACCACGTGTTTGCCGTCGTCGCTCATCAGCTTGGGCGGCATGCCTTTCATCTTGCCGCCGTAGAACATGTTGAGGAACAGCGTTTGCAAAATGTCGTCGCGGTGGTGGCCCAGCGCTATCTTGGTGGCACCCAGTTCGGTGGCGGTGCGGTACAGAATGCCGCGGCGCAGGCGCGAGCACAGTGAACAGGTGGTTTTGCCTTCCGGGATCTTGTCTTTGACGATGCTGTAGGTGTTCTCTTCGACGATCTTGTACTCCACCCCCAGGCTTTCCAGGTAGGCGGGTAGAATATGCTCCGGGAAGCCGGGCTGTTTCTGATCGAGATTCACCGCGACTAACGAGAAGTTAATCGGCGCGCTCTGCTGCAGGTTGCGCAGGATCTCAAGCATGGTGTAGCTGTCTTTACCGCCGGACAGGCAGACCATGATGCGGTCGCCTTCTTCAATCATATTGAAATCGGCGATCGCTTCGCCCACGTTGCGGCGCAGGCGCTTTTGCAATTTATTCAGGTTGTATTGCAAACGCTTGTTATCTTGTTGATTCTCAGTCATTTTATTTTTTCGATACTCCAGAAAGGGGCATTATAGGGGCAAAGAGCATTAAATAGCCAGCCTGTCATTGAGCATTGCCACCTGATCGCCGTTCATCTGTTCAATCCATTTTCCGTAGATCTCGTAAACCATTTGCGCGTTCTCGTGTCCCATCTGCGCCGCGATAAATGACGGGTTCGCTCCGGCCGTCAAAAGCCAGCAGGCGAACGTGTGGCGCGTCTGGTACGGATTACGTGGTCGAATACCTGCACGCTTTACAGCGGCATTCCAGCGAGCGCCGATCGACGATAGGCCATAGTGCGGCCGCTGTTCGCCTTTGGATGGGCGCGGGACGAACACAAAGCGCAGGCGTTGGCGTTCGGTGCTGCCGTATTCGCGGTGATGATACGTGATCTCGGTTGGCCGATGCAGGCCGGTAAGCAGCCGCTGCGCGCGTAGTGCCTCCACCGCCGGCGCGAGTAGCGTTACCGTGCGAAAACCTGCCTGCGTTTTTGGCGGCCCGAATTCGCCCAGGGACGTTAAATTTCTGCTCACACGTAATTCACCTTTGTCCAGGTCGATATCCTCCCATGCGAGTGCGGCAAGCTCGCCGTGGCGCAGCCCGGTAAAAATGGCAATTGTCCACATGAAACGGCGCTGGCCATCCAACGCCATCACCAACTGATCATACTCGTCACGTAGCAGCGGATCCGGTTTCGTGTTCGAGCGCTTCAATTTCTTCACGTCTTCATAGGGTTTGTCACGGATAAACCCCGATCGGTAGGCAAAACGTAAGACGGTACAGAGTGCACCAACATAATCGTTTACCGTGCGCACGGTGCGGCCGTCCTTGTTGCTGCGCAGGCTTTCCTGGTAAAAGGTTCGCCCATGCAGGAGCGCATTTCTAAAACCGAGAATGTCGTTGTGGTTGATGTCCGCCAGCGCCCGATCTGGTCCCACAATGAATTTTATGGTTTTCATTTGTGACCGGGTTTTTTTCATCGTATTACGCGCCAGCTCTGGTTCTCGGTTTTCCAGCCAGGCATCCACTAACTGGCCGAATGTCTCGACCTGACGAACTGGCCCAGAAGCGATGGTGGCTTCTGCTGCACGTTTAGATGTCGGGAACCGTGCGGCATAATCAAACTGCCCCAGTTGGATTTCACTCTGGATCACCGCCCGCATCATGGATGCACGCTTGATATTTGCCGGGGTGATTTCCCAAGATTTCAGCAATTCGCGACAGCGTTTCCCGCGATACATGAACCAGATAGCCAAGCGCTTTCCGCGGATCTCGACACCGGTTGGTAGTTTTTCTTTTGCCATCACGCATCCTGAACCATCTTATTAATCTCCGGGTAGTTGTACCAAGTGACTCCGCGTACGGCACGTTGGCCACTGGATGCAACCCGCTTGAAATGCACCCCTTCAATCCAACACCCTTGGCGATATTTTTCTATTTGTCGATCGCTAAGGCCCGTCTTTGCTTTAAGCCTATCTTCAACAACCCACTCTTCATTAAAGATCACTTGCGGCATACTTCACCTCATGATCGGCCAGCAGATTATCGTGCTGGCCGTTACTATTTTGATTTTCGAAAATCATTTTTCAGTGCTGTAAACGCCGTCGCAGTACAGAACGGCGCGCGGGCGGCGCAATTGGATTGCTTCCCTCATTCGCTCGCACTGGTCGAAGCTCGAGTAAATTCGCTCAGATACCGGCAGCGCGTCGCAAGCATCGTGGCCGCACGGGCTGACCAATAGCAGGAAGCCGATAAGCGTCAGCATGCCGCCTCCTGCGCCGGCGACAGGTCATCGATCGCCTGCTGATAGCGCTGAACCTCATCAGCGCTCAGGAACCGCGCAGAGCGATGCAGAAGGGCGCCGAGCTCTGCCCGTTCCTGGCTTGTGGTGCCGCCGTTCTTGCCGGCCGCATCGATCGACGCACCCAGTGCGGCAATCGCGTTGAGGCGGTGGTACTGCTTCACGATTTTGTTTTTCAGTTCGGTGTACAACGTGATCCCCAGTTGCGCTTTCAGTTCTTCAACTGAGGCGCGCAGGTCCGTTGCCTGTGTGGTGGTGGTGATTTTGTCGATGCTGCCGCGAATATCCTCAGCAATCTTTTCAGGCTCTGAATTTTCAGTAACTGGCTCCGGCGCCTTATCAGCCGCCTCGATCAGTTGGCCGGCGCTTACGCGGGTGTCCGGCGTGACGTCTTTCTCTTTATGCCAGACCATCTCTTGCCCGCGCTCGAGCATTTCCATGATCTCGGAGTTATTCGGCAGCCGCCGGCACAGACGGTGCATGACGGATTTTCTGGACATAGACTCGAACCAGTTAACCCACGGGCCGCTGTCGCTGTTCTTGCTCGCCGCGCGAACCTTCTCAATGTCCTGCAGGTTCATCACTTCAAATTGCAGTTCGCCGCTGCGCATCTTGGCGTAAGCGAACGCGCCGATCATATCCCCGCGGTCGAGCAGATTGGGTTCGTAGAACACGTGTTCGCCGTCCTCATCCATCCACACCCGGAATTTATCGTTAGCGTACAGCGCGCGGGCTGCGATGATAGAAACCTCGCCTGACTGACGTGCGCGTTTCATCACGCCATCGATCATCGGCAAATACTGCGCTCGAGGGATCCACTGACCATCGGCGTTTTTCGTTTTGTAAACGACAAGGGCCGCCTCGCGCTCATCAGGGATCAGCCCGTCTTTAGCACAAGATGACAGGGCGTTAATCACGCTCTGGCGGTCGGCGCCATACAGGTCTTTGTTGTTGGCCAGCGCCACGGCGGCGGCGCTGGTAAATTTTTCAAAGCTGACGTGGCTCGGCAAAATCTCCTTTGCCGGTGCCAGCTGTTCTGCCAGGTCTTTCTGGATCAGTGCAAGTTGGTTGCTCATTGGTATGCTCCTTAGGCTACGCGCAGCGCTTCCATGCGGCGCTGGTCAAAGTCGTTAATGTCGTCCACGATTTCTTCGGTGATCGGTTCTGGCCACACGCCTGTATCCTGTGCCTGTTTGATATCCCGCAGAGTTTTGCGGTACTCAAGGCGTCCGAGTTCGAGCAAGTCAGCGGAGGCCTCAACGATGGCGACCCAGTGGTAGTGCTCATCCTTGTTGACGAAGATCCAGAAAAACTGATCCAGAGCCGCAACATCGCAATACATGCCCGCGCTCAGGTGGTAATCGCGCTCGATGATTTCACGGTGCAGGCGGGCGCGCAGGGCGCTTTGCTTGACGTTACCCATGCTGACGGTTTTAAGGTCAAAGCCGGTACGCAGTCCGCCGGCCTCAATCTCAAGATCGGGACGTACGCGCAGCTCGAGGCCGGTTTCTTCATCGATGCCGAAATAGCTCACCTCAACCGCGCGTTGTGGGTGCTGCAACAACTGCCCGGCCGATTGGTGGGTGAACAGGGCGCGCTGAATTGCCTTGGCATGTTTCATCTGCGCCTGCGTGATCGTTTGGCGCTGGTCGCTGCTATTTTTCCAGGCGCTGATCACTTCGTCGGCGAATACCGCCGTTGGCAAAATCGTTTTGATCCGCGTGGCCATATCCTCTTTGCTGCCGCTGACCGGCAACGGCGCCGGAATCGCGCGCTCTTTCTCGACAAACTCCGGATCGATGGTCGCCAACTGTTCCAGCAGTGCGTCGCGGCCGCCGGTGGTTTTCAACGGCGCCGGCAGGGTGGCGTTGTACTCTTTGATGCAGGCTTTCATCGCCGTGGCGGTGATTTTTGCGTCCTCTGGGATGCTCTGAAATTCCGGGGGCAGCAGCATGTAGAACTGGCCGATTTCGTCAGCGTTGCCGCCCAGCGCATACGGCGCTTGCAGGGTGGCGTTATGCTTCTCGATCACGGCGCGCAGCGTATCGGCGTCGGTCTGTTTCGGCAGGGTGGCGTTGTGCTGTTCGATAAATGCGCGCATCGATGCTGTATCTGTGAATGCCCCCTCGGGGATCACAGGCTCAACGCTGAATTCCTCATCCAGCTTTTCAGGTTCTAGCGCCAGCGCGTGAACCAACGAGCCGAACGTCATCGGATCGGTACGCTCGCGCTGGATGGTTTTGATAACGTGGCGGCCGTGGTAATACATCAGGCTGATCCGCGCGTCCTTTGCCATCGTGCTGCTGATGCCGTTGGCGCTGTGGTAGACCTCGTTCGGAATATCCAGATAGCGCCCAGGCTCGAAGTATGCCGGGGCTGCCGGGGCTGCCGGTTCTTCCCGGCGCGGTGCGTCGTCGATTGCCGCGGCAGCCTCGTTCTGAACTTCGACTGGCGCCGCGGTATCGGCGTTCTCACCTGACACTCCGGCCGATTCCGTAGACGAATCCAGGAACTCGCGAACATCGTCGCCGGTCGTAGCGCCCGCGGCGTCTACCTTGGCCAGCGGTGACGCGTCAAACAACTCGGAAACGTCAAATCGACCACCACCCATACTGCGGAGTTCGCCGGGTTGCTGCTGCGCGACTTCCGTTTTTACGTCCTCATTTGAGGCGTCAACCCGCTCGGGCGCAGGGTTTTCCTGCTGCAGCGCGCCGCTGGCGCTTGCGTCGGTGGCTGTAGCCAGTTCCTGATATTTTCTCTCTGATTCCCGGCGCGCTTCCTGCAGATAGAACTCCACGCGAGAATCGATATAAGCAACGCGCGGATCCTTTTCATCCTGCCAATTTTCCAGAACGTCGCAGGTGAGGTGATGAACATCATCGGCAACCAGCTGGTTGAATGGATCGCACGGTTCGATCTCCTTGGCCAGCAGCCGCGCGATGTAGCTGTGTGATATGCCTTCACCGACGGCTGCGGTCAATTCTGCAACGTCGCTTTCATCCATAACACCAGTCGTTCCCGCCAGCGCCGCACGTATTTCAGCCCGCAGCCATGCGCCGCGTTCTATCTCGAACTCTGCGACCACTTCATCTTTTTCACCCGCATTTGAGGCCGCTTGTTGCGCTTCGGCGCTAGTTTGTTGCACGGTCTCTGTGTTTTGTTGCGCCGGTTTAGCGTCGACCTCAATCAGATTGGCGTTGATATAGCTGCGCAGCGCACCGGGGGTAACGTGCAGGTTTTCTTCGGCACCGCGGACCAGCGCAACAATCGCCTGTCGGGAGAACTGCAAAACGCCAGGCGTGGCGCTGAGCTGCTCATTCCATGCTTTGAGCGCCTCGTCGTTGCGCTTTTTCATTTCGTTCACAGCGCGGATGATGGCGCCCGGGGGGTTGGAAATATCGAAATCAGACGGATACAGCGCGCAGCCGATCACGGTTTCCAGCGTCTGAAGAGAGTCGATCGGCGTGCCTGTTGCCGGCTCGGCGCCGTTTGTGAGGATCGCACCGGATACGGTGCGCAATGGCTCCTCAGGCGCGGTTTCGGCAGGCTTGGCGCCGCCGACCGCTGAGGTTTGCCACTTCGTGATAACGCCCGCGCGCTGTTCTACCGTAGCGTCGAGGTATTCGGTGGCGAATTGGCACAGTTTGCCCAGCTCCGGCACCTTGCCGAACGGTGGCCAGATGGCTTTCATGCCAGAGATCGCAGTGATCGGCATTTCCGGGTAGGTGTGTGCGAACTGTTTAAGGCTGGTCAGCGCCAGAATGACGTTTTGCGGGTAGCGCTGCGCATCGTCCATCACCAGAGCTTTGGCCGCGGCCAATTGCTCGTCGTTCAGCTTCAGGCAGTTATTGCCGTAAAGCCACGCCGCGGCGATCACGGTGTGCTTGTCGAGGCTCGATGCGAAGTATTCACCTGCAGGTTTCTGCTGCTCCTGCACCACCTGCGTTTTTTCAGTGGTCCTGCTGTTTTCTGCTGCGCCTGCACCACCTGCAGGTTTTGTCATGTAGGGATACAGTTTCGGGAATGCCACGGACGGATCGAGCGTGTCGCGCGGCACACAGGTTTTGCTGGCGTCGCTTTCCAGCGCCCAGGTAAGCCAGAATGTTTCGCTGAATTCGCCCTCGGCGGGCAGTTCGTCCACGACTGGAAAATCGATGCGTACCGGCGCGAAGTAGTCGGCTTTTGAATGGCCAGCTTCCATGAAGAGAAAATCACGTTTTGTCTCCGCGTGATCGTCAGACTTCGCCTCAAAGTACGTAAAAAGATGGTTTTTCCCAGATTTCTGTTTTGCCCTGTAAAGATAGGCTGCAACATTTTGCATTGTGTAGTTCTCCTAGGTTTAGGTACAATGCCAGCCGATCAGTGATCTGCTTCGGTTGGTCATTGGTTATGCTCCGGTTATTGGGGGTGGTTCCCCGGTAACCCGTCGCCGGGACGTAAAGCCGGTAGACTGGCCCGCCTTGTGCGGGCCTTTTTACTTTCTAATCGCAATAACTGCGGTTGCAGTGTGGGCAGTAAATAACATGGGTGTTTTTTGCTTCGTGCAGCGAAATACCGGTTTCATACCCACGCAATCCGTGTTGCTGGTAAATATCCTTTTTGCAACGAAAACAAATCCCATCGTATGGCGCGAAATGTGGAACGTGTTTATTGTTGCAATATTCCACCTGTGCCTTTCGTGCCGCGACAGGGGAAAATAACTTTTCCATAAATAGCCTCTCGTGGTGATTGATATTGAAATGCGCCCTGCGAATTGACGCCCCGGGAGGGAAACGCTTGACGCATTTCAATATTCTAAAAAGCCCCGCCAGCAACGGCGGGGAAGACTACACACAGCAATTAATGAATCGATACCACGTTGATTTTTATAGAGCTGGCTGGCTCTTTAGGCGTGATGAGGTGCACCTCAACCCCAAGCGCGATGCGCTCAAAACGACGGACAACAGCTTCAATCGCGCAAACTTCGCAATGCTCGTAGCCAATATCCTTGCCATTATGGGTGATAGCGAAAGGGCGTTGATTCTGGTGCTCGTTTTCCGGGAGTGCGATATATCCAGCGACTTCACCATTTGAAAACACTTTTGCCACGTTATTGCTGACCTGCGCCAATTTGAAAATAATAGTCTTGCTCATTGGTATGCTCCGTTTTTAGGTAATGGGATCCCGTGGCTGATTAATTCAGCCGATAGGGTGTTACTAATTTAAATATCAGTGCGTGCCAGCTGGCTCGAATTCCGGCGGGATCCGCAGGGATTCAAAAGGGCGCTTGATGGCCCGGAGGTTGCCGACCGGTTCGAACCGGTAGCGGCCGCGGATGTAATCGAATGATGCCACCCACGGCGCGCCGGTGCGCGTGTTGCGGAGGCTGACGGCCTTACCGCTGTTTGGGACGATCTTGCTCATGATTGCCTCAGTGCGCCCCGTAGGGCGCGGTGGGTGTTAGAACGTTAAGTTGCGAATCAGAGGCGCTGCCGTTGAACCGCCGCTCATCTGCACGCGAACACGGCTTATTGACGGCTTGGCGCGTTCTTCGCCGGTGTAGCTATTGAATGTGCATGGCCCCAGCACCAGGCGGGGAACTCCGCGAAGAATTACGGTTTCACCGGCTTTTGGATGCTTGCGATATGCCTTGCGGCGTTGTGCTGCGTTCATCGTGTAACCCTCTGCTGTGGTTGGTCATTGGTTATGCTCGCCGTCTTTCCGGCTGTCAGAACGTCGTACCTGCTGCGCGCCTGTCTCTGTCATCTCATCCACCTTTTCATGCGCCGGTGGCGGCTACTTCGTGGGCGTCCTGCCTTGATGACTCGTTGCTGCGATGAGTGCATTAAGCCAAAGACTTAGTTTTATGTCAAGCCATAAACTTAAAATGATTTAAGTCTTTGGCTTAATCATTGTGAATTGTGAGTTATGATCTCAGCCGATGGGCACAAAAAAACCGGCTCGGGGCCGGTTTGATGGGAGTGGCATGTAGATAGATGGAGGGTTAGAACCAGTTAAAACCTTTTGCCATAATACCAGCAAGACCAAGAGTGGAAGCGATGATTGCGCCAAACAGGAGACGGAAATCTACACGAGCATCACGTTTAATTTCGCGGACATCATCTTTTATATCTTTTAGGGAATTTTTGATATGTTCCACATCAGCTTCTAGTTTAGCGACCCGGGATTCCATACTGTTACCTCCACCATTACCACCATCGTTGCTTTTATCATGGTGATGGTTCTGCTGGTTTGCAAGTCCGGATTTTACTGTCGGATGATAAGATAGTGTCCCCATATTACGATCCCCATCCTTCTGAAATCACTAACTGCGTTTCTTTTTCATCGATAAAAATCTGTTCATCTCCTTTAGTTTTTTCGTAAAGAGATAGGCGTAATGTATAAATACCAGGCTTGGTGGCACGCACCCTAAGTGGTACCCCAAAAGTTGTTACGTACGTCCCTTCAAGGGAAATGTTCTGCGAATGCGAGACTAGAGAAGGGGTGTCTTCAGGATCGGTTGCAAGTTCACCGTCAAGGTAAACATTTGTAGAGAGCACGTAACCCTTATCCAAATTGATGCCAATCAAACCAGTGGCTGCTAAAAGCGAAAATTCAGTCGGATATTCAGTAACTTCAAGTGTCGGGTTGGGTTCGCCAATCTTTCCGGCTGCTACGATTGCTTCGCTTGGGAATGATGGGTAAATGAATAATATTTTCTCGGTTCTCACGTAAGGTTACCATCGTATCAAGTTAATGATATTTTGAGGATTTTCGTGCCGCTGCCTTTTCCAACGACTGGCGCGATGCCATTCATTTTCTTAATCATTTATCACTCGTCGACCGGCTTATACCGCCCGCGCAGGTATCTCTCAACGTAATCATCGATCTCTTTCAGCCGCAGTTGGAAGAGGTCGATCATTCTTTCTCGTTCGGCCTCAGGCAACTGACGAAAAAGCTTCAGCATTTTCATTTCGTCAGGGTCAAGGCCGGTTGATTCTTCAACATCCTCCCCCAATAGCCAGGCTACGGAAACACCTGTGGCTTCAGAAATGGCCATTGCTGATTTTTTGCTGATGACACCCTTTTTAAACCAACCGTTAACTGACTGGGGGGTGACGTCAGCGATCCTGGCCATCTCCGACTTGGAGAAACCACGTTTCGTTAATTCGGTTAAGCGTTCAAACAAGGTTGAATCAGCAGTTTTTTTATCTTTCATAGCAACATGATAAGCCTTTTGCTTATACAATAAAATTAGCCATAGACTTGACATTAAATTAAGTCATAGGCTTAATTGGTTCTCACAGTCACAGGAGAACAGCATGAATGGTTTAGCAAAAGCGATTAAGGAAGCAGGAACAGCTTCAAAACTAGCAACGCTACTTGGCATCAAGCCGATGTCAGTTAGCCGATGGAAAACTCGCTACAAAGGAGTGGTTCCGGCTGATCGTGTTTTACAAATTTTCCAGGCGACCGGCGTAACTCCTCACGAACTACGCCCGGATCTTTACCCAAACCCAACCGACGGCCTACCACAAGCAACGCAGGATAGCAGGCCTGAAAATTAAGGACTGATTTATGGAAATCAAACACGAGCAGATCCGCGAAGCGCTGCGCGGATGGGCCATCGAAACAACCCAGCGCACGGTAGCAGCCGAGATCACCCGCGCTTATTTTGACCTGCAGTTACAGGCGCCACTGCTGGCGCAGATCGAACGTGCCGATGGCAGCGTTGACGATGCAGCATGGCACAACAACAAACAGCAGATATTTCGCTGGCTTGACGGCGATAGTGTGGCCGCGCGCCGCAAGATTCAACAGCTACAACCGGCGATCCTCGCCGCGCTGCCAGCAGAGCTACGCGCCCGGCTGATTGCCGGAAACAGCATTGAATATCTGGCAATTCGTGCGCTGAAAGAACACCAAGGGGCGATCGCCGCGGCGCTGTTGAACGCGTTGCCGACCGACTTTGAACGGGAATGCGACAAAGCTGAGCGAAGCCTAAACGAGTTACGGCGCGCCTATTCAACCCTGCATTAACCGGAGCATAAACCAATGGCCAATTTTTCAAGAGCACAGATCGAAACACAGATCCGCGCCCAACTTGTGCGCGAGGGAATTCCCGACGACGTGGCGCGCTCGGCTGCCGGCCGTGGCGCCGATCATTACCTGTCCAGACCGAACGCGACGATCGCCAGCAGTATCGCTATCGCAAAGACGTACGCAAAGCCGCTAAAGCGGGTAAAGGGCAAGCCGGATCGCCCGCATGTACCTGGGCGCCGCATGGGGCGTCGTTGATTATGCTTTGGGATAAATTCTTCCGCTGTTATGTCGGTGATTGCGTGGATCTCATGCGCGAAATGCCTGAAAAGGCATTCCATACCTGCGTAACAAGCCCGCCATATTACGCGCTGAGAGACTACGGCGTTGAAGGCCAGATCGGCCTGGAGCCGACGCCGGCGGAGTTTATCCAACGATTGGTTGAAGTCTTCCGTGCAGTGCGTCGCGTACTCCGTGATGACGGAACGATCTGGGTAAATATCGGCGACAGTTACGCGGCGAGATTTAGTGGCAATAACGGATATTCAGACGGAAGAACCAATCGGCAAGAGCGGCGCGCGGCAGGAGTGCCAGCAGGGGTTAAGCCGAAAGATATGCTCGGCATTCCGTGGCGGCTGGCGTTCGCCTTGCAGGATGATGGCTGGTATCTGCGCAGTGACATTGTATGGAACAAGACTAACCCGATGCCGGAGAGCGTACGTGATCGCTGCACAAAGGCTCACGAGTACGTTTTCTTGCTGAGCAAGAGGCCAAAGTATTACTTCGACCACGAAGCCATCAAGGAGCCGGTAACTGGGAACTCGCATCCGCGCGGGAAAGGTGTCACGCCTAAAAGCCAAGCCAACGCATTCGGAAATCGCAACAACGCATCGTTCTCGGCGGCCGTCTCTGGATTGGTAGAGCTCCGTAATCGTCGGACGGTGTGGTCAGTGCCAACGCGACCATTCAAAGGCGCCCATTTTGCAACGTTCCCGCCGGCGCTGATTGAGCCGTGCATTTTGGCAGGATGCCCGGCCGGTGGCGCCGTTATAGACCCGTTCGGCGGTAGTGGCACTACTGCGGGCGTTGCTGCGGCATACGGCCGTAAGGCGGTGCTGTGCGAGCTGAATCCTGAATATGCGGCTTTAGTGCCGGGCAGGGTTAGCGACATAGCGAACTCAATCACCGAAACACGAAATACCAGGAACAGCTAATGGCTCGAATTCGTACAGTTAAGCCTGAATTTTGGACGGATGAGAAGGTGGTGGAGTGCTCCATTCCAGCCCGATTGCTGTTTATTGGCTTATTTAATTTTGCCAACGACAAGGGCTGCCTTGAGCGTTCGCCGCGCCGAATCAAAATGCAGGTTTTCCCCGCGGACTCGATGGATTGTGAACCGCTACTCCAAGAGCTTATTACTCATGGATTGCTCACTGAGTACTCAGTGAATGATGTGCAGTATTTGCATATTTCAGGATTTTTAAAGCACCAAAAAATAAACCGGCCGAGCCAGACAAATATCCCTGTGCCGCCTGGTTTCAATGAAAACTCAGTGAGTAATGGGAATCAATGCGGGAACAATTCACCGAATGGTCATGGAGGACTCAGTGAGGACTCAATGAGTAATCACGGAGGATTCACTGACGGAAAGGAAGGGAAGGGAAAGGATCTAAAAGATAAAACCACTCTCTTAGATCGCGCAGGCGCGAATGATTCGAATGCTGATGATTCGGCGCCGCCGGCGTTCGAGGATGAAAATTGGTTGGACGAACCCAACGATAAATTCCCGATGACCTCCGACTGGCAGCCGTCGCCTGATTTCCAGCAGCGGGCTGCACTGTGGAATCGTGCTTTGGACGGGCCAGCGCCGGGATATACCCCTGGCGAACTGGCGGGCTTCGTAGCGTACTGGCAGCCCGAGGGGCGGAGGTATCACCAGGTGCAGTGGGAGAAAAAATTTGCCGACAGCGTATTGCACGAGCGTAGGAATGCGCCGACCGGCAAGGAACGCCACCCCCGCCGGGGACGTTTCGAGCCTTCGGGCGAATACGGCGAAAAACCGCCGGGATTTAACTGACCAAGAGGTGAACCATGAAAACACCAGAGTCACTGATCAGCAGGCTGCAGCGCATCATGCCGCCGGGCGTTAAGCCGAAGTTCAACACCGCTGAAGAGCTGCTTGCCTGGCATCGTACGGAAGGGGAGAAGCGCAGCGCCGAGCTTGAGAAGGCGAACCAACGCGCCCGCGCAGAGCGGATTTTCGGACGCTCGGGGATCTGCGACTTGCACCGCAACTGCACGTTCGCGAATTACCAAGTGAGCAATGACGGGCAGCGCCACGCCCTGAGCAAAGCCAAAAGCTATGCGCAAAATTTCGGCATGGGGTTTGGCTGTTTCGTCTTCAGTGGCGGATGCGGTACCGGAAAAAACCATCTGGCCGCCGCTATCGGTAACCATCTGCTGGCGAAGAATCACACGGTGCTGGTGGTTACCATCCCCGACCTAATGCTGCGTGTTCGGCGCTGCTACGACGGCGGAGAGTCCGAAGGGGCATTACTCGACGACCTGTGCAAGGTCGATCTGCTCGTTCTCGACGAAGTCGGCGTGCAGCGCGAAACACGCGGCGAGTGGGTGATTTTGAATCAGATTATCGATCGCCGGCTGTCGTCGTTAAAGCCGGTGGGAATTTTAACCAACCTGAGTTCGAGGGAGTTAACCGATGTTTTAGGCGCAAGAGTCATGGACAGATTAACGATGGATGGCGGGATCTGGGTGGACTTCACCTGGGGAAGCTATCGGAAAAATGTAAGCCACCTTCGGGTGATTAAGTGATCGGAGCATAACCAATGACCAACAGAGTAACCGAAAAGCACAGAGTAACCGCAAAGCAGCTCGTGGATATTATCCTCGGCAAAGAAATGAGCACCACTGAAATCTGGGAGGCGGTCAAAGCCGCGCACCCGGCAAACACGATGACGCGGCAGGAGCTGGCGCTCAGGCTGCGGTCGATGATCAGATCGCCGGACGTAAAAATCACAAAGAAGGGCTGCGGGCCGAGGGCGCTCTACAAGCTGACAAGCGTGTCCGACAAATTTGTTGAGCGCGCCGAGGTGAATTATCGCGCCAATCCCCGTACCGGCACGCCGGATAAAACGCTGTGGCACTTCCACCCCAAAGAGCTGCAGTTCTGCAACGTCCACAAGATGTTTGACCAGGCGCTGGCCAACCTGCGCGGGAGGACATCGGCATGAAAGGAATGAATAAGCCGCGTCTGGTACGCGGGGTAGAAATTACCACAGAATGCGACATGTGGCAGCAGAGCAAACATTATCGCTTTCGCTCAGGCATGTACTACGGCCGGGCTAGATATGTGGAGGTGTGAGCATGGCTAAGCGTAAGAGCAACAGAGCGGCCAGAGCTTTGCTTTGTGTGTCGGCTCCAGGCCCGGAAGACTGTTTCCGCATCAGCAACCGGCGCTGGCAGGTGTACAGCGCCAACTATCCGCACGCATGGCAGCACGTTAAACCATCCCGCAGCCAGAAGCGCGCCAAACGACTCGTTGAAGAGATGCGCATAGAGCGGCATTTCGAAGCTAACTGCCTCGCTGGGATGAATGATGAACAGGCATGGGCTGAAGCAGTCAAGACTGTTAAGGGCGAGGCCCAGGAGAAAGCACAATGAGCACGTTAATCGGCGTAATTCGCATTCTGATTTTGGTGGTGGCAATCCTGCAGATCAAGGTAGTCACAGTAACCGCAACCGGGTTCGGGTCGTACTTCCTCGCAGGATTACTGTTCAGCCTCTACTGCTGGGCAATCCTGAAGCTTCTGGACTACCTGAAGGACTACAGTCATGGACAATAAGAGCGAACTGAGCAAGCCGGTGGCGTGGGCGCATAGACCAGAAATAAATGCCCCCATCGATGTAACAGAAAATGAATATGTGGCTCGCAATTGGCGGGATGTTCACGAGCGAAACGTGCAGCCACTCTACTCGCAAGAGTACGTCTCCGCCCTGCTGGCAGAGCTGGAAGCGAAAAAGCAAGAGCATCGAGTGCATGCTGCGAGGCTGATTAGTGAACGTGGGGTTTTGCGTGAGCGCATCGCCGAGCTGGAAAAGCGGCTGGCTACGCCGGTGCGATTGCCGACTCGAGAGTTTTACGACGATCCACTATCAGCTCACTTAGCAATTAAAGACTGCGCCAATGCAATACGTGTTGCGGGATTCATTATTGATGCGGGTAATGGAGAGCCTGAAGAGGAAACTCCGTTAGCAAAAATGGCTCGTATTATTCGCGAGAATCCGCATCCAACAAATGAGTGCGACATGCTGCCGGAAGAGGGAGATGAGTAGGATGATTGAAGCATTCAAGGCAATCCGACGCCACAAGGCGGAAAAAGCAAAATATGATGCCTGGGTTGAGAAATTCTCAGAGCAGATTCGCAAATGCACTGGCAACGACGATTGCGCTGTCGCCGCTGAGCTGGAGTCCTGGCCGTTCGAGGCTAACGACACGCTCTATAACTGGCGGTTAGAAGACCCGGTTGATGCGGCGCTAGAAGCGCTTAGCTATTACGGGGACTGAACCATGACATTAACGACTGAGCAGTTGAGAGCGCGCGCTAAGTTCTGGCGCGAAAAGGCTATAGAGGCGAAGTGGGAATCCGTGAGCATCGCTCAGGACATGCTGCTGAACGCCGACGCATTTGACGAACTGGCGGCTAACCGGGAGGCGCAGCCGGTGCTGTACGCCAGCGAGGAAACGTTAGCATACGCGAAGGAAGGCGAAAAAAGCCTGGTTACTTGGTCTGAGCCGATGGGAGACGCGGTGATTCCGCTCTACACCGCCCCGCCAGCGCCGGAGATTACCGATGAAGCCATAGACAGAATCGTAGTGCCTCTGAGCCCTGACGGTCTTGATGAAGAAAAATACCCTTGCGAATGGCACTTGTATCATGACCGCGAGCGTATTCGAAAAGAGCTGCGTGAATACTTCGCAGCCCCGCGTTCGCCGGAAGAGCTGGATAAATACACTCAAGGCGTCAAGGATGGATTGGAGTGGGCGGCCAGAACAGTAGAGGCCAATCACCCCAATACCGGCGATTGGCTTTACGACGACCGAGACGATTTGGCTAAAGCCATTCGGAAGGGGCCAGATATGCTGGCAGCAGCGCCGGAGGGCGCGTAAGCGTATAACGCATTAAAATAATTGGGAAACGATTGATTTCCGATCTGTAGCACACAAAAGCCCCTACTGGGGCTTTTCTTTTCTTGCAAACTCAAATTATTCTAACCATAATTATACTGTATAAATAACCAGTATTGCGGAGGGGCATGATGAAAGTCGAATTAGTAATCCAGAAAAACAAAGAGTTACCAGCTGGCGCTGTTACGGCGATTGAACAGGAATTCCAGAAACGACTACTGAAATCATACCCCGATTGCCGCGTCGCCGTACGGCTCGGCGCCCAGGATAATCTGTCGGTGCTCGGGGCTGAAAAGGGCGCCAAAGAGCGTGTAGAGAACATCCTGCAGGAGACATGGGAAAGCGCGGACGACTGGTTTTATTGATGGCACTCTTTGCCGACAAATCACACAGCAAAGGAGGTTGAGGTGACCGGATTACAAGACACGCCCCCAGGAGGGTACAAAGTCGTGCGCTGCATGGATGATGCGGTGGTTGCCAGATTCAAAAATTTCCCCGTCTGCGAACGGGCGTTGATGTACCGAAAGGGCGATCAGATCTCCTTCATGCCCCTACAGCCAGAAGATATTGTCGGCACACCCAAGTTGATAACACAAATTTTAGAGCGGGCCGGCTACCGTAACCTGAATTCTGATAGACTCACTTAACGGGCCTGAACACCCCGTGCCTGCTGCGCCACAGGAGAGAACATGGCGCAGTTACAACTCATCAAGCAATCACCAGGAATACTGATCCCGGCCACGCCGGAGACCAGCGAATTTCTGCAATCGAAATGTAAGCTCGGCGCCGTGCTGGTGGCCGATTTCAAACAGGTGCGCAACCCGGCGTTTCACCGTCGTTTTTTTGCGCTTCTCAATCTGGGCTTCGAATACTGGGAGCCTACCGGCGGTGCCATATCGACTAACGAGCGCAAGCTGGTTACCGGTTATGCCAGATTCTTGGCCACGTTCGGCGGCAATGAGCCGGCGCTTCTGAATGCGGCTGAGCAGTATCTTGAACGCATCGCTGATCGGCGCGCCGGCAGCATCAGCGCGTGCAAATCCTTTGACGCCTATCGCGCGTGGGTGACGGTCGAGGCCGGCCACTATGACGCGATCCAACTCCCCGACGGCACTCTCCGCAAACACCCCCGCAGCATCGCGTTCGCCAACATGGACGAAACAGAGTTCCATCAGCTGTATCAGGCCGCACTCGATGTTTTATGGCGCTGGATCCTGCACAAGCCGTTTCGCTCCCATGAGGAGGCCGAGAACGCCGCGGCGCAGCTGATGAATTTTGCGGGGTGAGACGATGAAAATTTACCGCAGCAAAAAATGGTTGGCGGCCGTCGGGCAAATCGAACAATGCGTGTTGTGTGGAAACTGGGGAACCCAGGTCGCGCACCGGAACGAGGGGAAGGGCATGGGGCTGAAAACTGACGACTGCGCCACCGCGGCGCTCTGCGTTTATTGCCACACCGCGATCGATAACGGCAAAGATCTCTCACGCGAAGAGCGGCGCCAGATGATGGACCGCGCGATCGTTCTGACGATTATTCAAATCGCCCGCCGCGGGCTGGTGGTGCCGCAATGATGAACGAACAGCAACTTGAATATGTACGTATCAATCTACGCGCTGCGTTGGTGGACTCATCGGGCGGAACGAAAGGGCAGTTAGAGGCATTTGCTGAACATCCGCCAGCAGATAAACAACGAAACCCAAGAAAACCTGTACATGTTGTTGCACTGGATGATGGCCGGGGAGGTATTAGGCAAGTTAAAGCTGAAAACTCAGCTTTGTATGTGTTGGAAACTCGCAGCAGGCGCAGGCCATTACCGCCGATAAACGAGTACGAATTTGCTGCTGCACCTTGGCGTAGGGCTGTAAATTTACTGTCTGAACATGAACAAGCTTGGGTACGTTATTGCTATGGCCACAACCTGGACTTCAAACTTCAGACCCTGATTTGCCAGCATGTATGGGAAACATACGAGAAGGAGCTTGTGGGCATTAAACTTCAAAAACGGGTTAGATTACGGTTAATTTCATTGGTTTGGTTGGCAGTGCAGGACGCTGCAGCGAAAAATAAGAATGAGGAATACAGAGAATATGCTGCGACGGTGCTGGCTAACCTATTGTCTATAAACCGTGATACTTGGTATCAAACTTATGCCGCTCCTTGGCGGCTCTTAAAATCGATAACTACGAGTTTGGATGAAGAAGTTTTAATAAAGGTGAAAGAAAGAGCCATTATTTCTGACTCAGGGGGGGATATTGCAAAACCCGACACTTTACGCTATATTTAAGCCTAATTCTGATATGTTGCCAAAGTTATACAAACCCGCCGCTGAGCGGGTTTTTGCGTTATGGAGCCAGTATGTCTAAGCAGGTAACCGAGAGTCTGGTTTTCCGGCCAGCAAGTGAACTACCGATTGCCGAACTAAATGGTCGTGCGGTGCTGGTGTTCAACCCCTGTGATGGTTGGCATGATGGATTTGTCCGTGCGCGAGAAGAGGATGGCGAGATTTATCACGTCGGCATTTACCCTTGGATGGGCAGTGAGATGCTGCCGCACGATTTCTACATCACCTGGGCTCTGCTACCTGACGAAAGCAAGCTGGCTGAGCAATTCGAGTCAGAGAGACGCCGTTGATATGTAAAGAAATATCAATGGGTATTGTGTGGTTATGCCGACTGCTTTACTATTCGCGCCTCGGCCCTTTAGCTCAGTTGGTTAGAGCGCGCGACTCATAATCGCTCGGTCGCTGGTTCAAGCCCAGCAAGGGCCACCAAACCGCCATTAGCTCAGCAGGAAGAGCAACGACCATTAAGTTGTAGGTACGGGGTTCGAGGCCTCGATGGCGGACCAATGCGGTCATCGTATAATGGCTATTACCTCAGCCTTCCAAGCTGATGATGCGGGTTCGATTCCCGCTGACCGCTCCAAACATGACGCCGTAATGCAGGTTGCATTTTTTGTTCAGACGCCACCACCTGAGCAGCGGACAGCAAAGTGCAACCTATGTTGTAGTGTTGAATTGACAGCCGGGAAAGACCGGCACCTATTTCGAACCCTGGCATTCGCCGGGGTTTTCGCGTTTTGGTGGATCAGATTTCGGCTGTTGGTGGCCTTGTGATCTACTGGCGACAATTAAAAAGCGTGAGTTCGCGTCAATTACAGGCTGCCATTTGGCGGCCTTTTTCGTTTTACAACCCGATGAACGGGCCAAGCCCCGGCGAGGGGGAAGGATGAAATCCATGCCGGAAAAAATCGCAGATAGTGCCACGCATGGCGGCTGGTTGGTTGGCCTGCTGCTCGGGGCAATAAATTATTTCTCGCCCAGTGAGTGGATGGTGATCGGTATTTTCGTCGGCATCCTCAGCTCTGTCATCGGGTGCGTTGTGGGTATTTGGTTCCGATGCCGGCGAGAAAGGTTGCTGAAAATGTACCTCATTGACCGCTCAAACAAGAACATCAGCGCGCAGGACGTTGACCTGATAGGGGGCGAGTAGTGGCTTCGATAAAAACCAAACTCAGCGCCGCTATGCTGGCGTTGATTGCTGCCGGCGCATCGGCCCCGGTCATGATGTCGCAGTTTCAGGATGAAAAAGAAGGCCAGCGCCTGACTGCATACCAGGACGGTGTCGGCATCTGGACAATTTGCGGCGGTGTGACGATGGTCAACGGCCAAAAGGTCGTTAAGGGCCAGCGCCTGACCGCTGAGCAGTGCAAGCAGATTGACGCAGTCGAGCAGAAAAAGGCACTCGATTGGGTGGATCGGAACGTCAAGGTAACGCTGACCGAACCGCAAAAAGTCGGTATCGCCTCGTTCTGCCCGTGGAACATCGGCCCCGGAAAATGTTTCACCTCCACATTCTACAGAAAACTGAATGCCGGCGACCGCATCGGTGCCTGCCGAGAAATTCGCCGCTGGATTTACGATGGCGGCCGAGATTGTCGCATTCGTTCGAATAACTGCTACGGGCAGATAGTCCGGCGTGATCAGGAGGCCGAGCTGGCTTGCTGGGGATTAGACAAATGAGCGGCTGGATTTCAAAACTGGCCGGCGGGGGAATACTCCTCCTGCTGGTGGCGTCAATCTGCCTGGGTGGTTACAGCTCGCTGTTGTCGCACCGGTTGGAGCTGGCACGCCAGCAGGTTGCAGAGCAGAAAAAGACGCTGGCGCAGCAGACAGGACTGATCACCACACTGCGCGCGGATGACGCCCGTAATCGCGCAATGATGGCAGAACAGCAACGGAGAGAGCAGCAGCTGCGCCAGCAGGGCGAAAACTACCAGAGGAAATATCAGGATGCCATTAAAAATGACGAGTGTGCCCGCCGCACTGCTCCTGGTGCTGTTCTTGGCCTCCTGCGCGGAACGGACACCACCGCCGCCGGCGCCGCTCGTGCTGTTTCCCCCTGAATCGGTGTTCACCCCCTGCGAGCAACCAAAACTGCAGGGTGATACCTGGGGGGATATAGGCAGCCACGCGCTGGCGCTCCAAACAGCGTTATCAATCTGCGCCGGCCAGGTGGCCACGCTGAACCAATGGCGGGAAGCCGCCGGGAGGAACCAATGAACGAACAAGAGCGGGCGGAGAAAATCGAGTACATCTCTGGCGCCATCCGAGAAGGCTATGAGCCGATGTTTCAAATCTCACCCCCCGAACTGAATGACCAGCAACTTAAGCATGAGCATGGGAAGGCGTGGGAATACTACAACATGGCTGCCGACGAAAACGGAAAGCCCCCACGACGCGATTTAGGCGAATAGCATTACAGGTGGCATTCACTGAGTGCCACCGATAATGCATAAGCGAAACCATCAACGGATCCTGCCCGGTCACCCTGACCATTATTCGCTGGTGGTTTTTTTATTGAGGAGGAAGCATGGCGAAGCCGGACTGGGGCGAGCTTCAGCAACGGTTTCTGTCAGAGCACGCCAAAAACAATATTTCACCGAAAGAATGGTGTGAGGCTAACGGACTGAACTATGCGACAGCCCGTCGGTATATCAAAAAAACGAGTGCGCAGGATGCGCAAAGAAATGCGCAGAAAAAAATGCGCACTGCGCAAAACAAAAAAACCGATAGGCACCACCGGCAAAGGGAGGATGGTGAGAACTGCGCAGAACAGAAATGCGCAAATGGGTCAGATACGAAACGCGCACACTACAACGCGCGCCCTGGTAACCAAAATGCATTGAAGCATGGAGGTTATGGGCGGCGGATGCTTTACAGCGATGAGATTTCCGAAGATGCCCGAGCGCTGGCTTTGGATGATGAGCTATTTCGCTTGCGTGCCGCGAATCTAACCGCCGCCGAAAACATTGGGCGCTTGATAACCCGCCTCGAGGATGCAAAGGACGAGGAGAGGAAGGTGATTAAGGAGGAGATTGCCGCCGCTGACAAAGCGATGATGCGCAATACGGTCCGGATTGAGTCTCTGGAGCACACGAAGGCTTCCATCCGAAAGCTTAACGCCGATACCGAATATCGAATCGTGACCACGGAAAAAGTGGGAATGGAAATCGACATTATGAAAGACGGAGACAGCGACAACGCGATCGTCGTGCATAACTCCCTACCGATACCTGGAAGATGACATGGCCGACATTTACCTACCAACGCTGCATGACGGACAGTTAAAAGTCTGGTCTGATTCCTGGGACGACCAACTGCACGCTGTGCGCTGCGGTCGCCGATGGGGTAAAACGTTCATGCTTTCCAGTGCGGCAGTCACTTATGCCACCGCGCCATTCAAGCGCCCCGGCATGGATATTGAACTCGGCGGCCGGGTGGGGATTTTCACCGCTGAATATCGTCAGTATCAGGAGATCTACGACAAGCTGGAAGAAATCCTACTGCCACTGAAGAAAAGTTTTAGCCGTCAGGAAAAGCGACTGCTGCTGAAGAACGGCGGAAAAATTGACTTCTGGGTTACCAACGACAACAAGTTGGCTGGTCGTGGCCGTGAATACGAAATCATCCTGATAGACGAGGCAGCCTTTACTAAGTCACCAGAGATGTTGAAGGAGATCTGGCCAAAGTCGATTAAGCCAACATTGCTGACGACAAAGGGGCGGGCTTACGTATTCTCAACCCCGGACGGCGTAGACGAAGAGAACTTTTTTTACGCCATCTGCAATAACAAAAGTTTGGGTTTTGTTGAGCACCACGCTCCAACATCCTCCAACCCGTTCGTTCCACCGGAGGAACTGGAAAAGGAGAGGGAGAACAACGACCCTCGCGTCTTCCGCCAAGAGTTTTTGGCCGAGTTTGTCGACTGGTCCGCGGCCTCGCTTTTCGATGTGCGTAAATGGTTCGAGGGTGAAAATCAGGATCAGCCTGTTGATTACCCGGAGATGTGCGAGGCCGTATTTGCGGTTATGGACACCGCCGTGAAAGGTGGTGTTGAACACGATGGCACGGCGGTGATTTATTACGCCGTAGATACGCGCCCCGGGCGCCAGAGACTAACCATTCTCGACTGGGACGTGGTGCAGATTGATGGCGCGCTACTGGAAACATGGATGCCGTCGGTATTCGAGCGGCTGAGTGAACTGTCAGGCCAGTGCGTGGCCGTAAATGGCAGCCTGGGCGTATTTATCGAAGATGCCAGCATGGGCAGCATCCTTCTTCAGAAAGGTGAAAGTCTCGGGTGGCCGGTAAATAAAATCGAATCTGCGCTAACCAGTAAAGGGAAAGATGAGCGTGCCATTATGGCATCCGGTTATCACTACCGCGGCTTGGCGAAAATATCCCGATACGCCTACGAAAAGACCGCAGTATTCAAAGGCGAAACAGCCAACCATCTGCACAAGCAGGTTTCCCGATTCCACCTTGCCGACAAAAAAGCGCATAAGCGTGCTGATGATTTGCTTGATGACTACACCTATGGGCTGATCATTGCGTTCGGTAGCGGCGACGCAATCTGACGAGAAAACCAATGAACGAAGATGATTTCGAAATCGGCAGCTGCTCTCATTCAGAGTTGATGGCATTGCTGGACAGTGATGATATCCAGCCAGGATCAACGGCGGGCTATCAGACCTGCAAAACGGTCTACCTCTACCACCCGTTGGGCGGCAAGATGGTGGATCGTCCCATTAAGATGGCGATGAATGAACCGCGCACCGTGCATGTTGCTCAGTCTTATGGTCTTGAGCAGCGCCTGCGCGATGCGTTCGAGCGCGAATGGAAGGCTATGGGAGCCAACCAGCAAATTGCTAACGCTGCGCGTATTGCTCGAATTTACGGTGTGTCGGCGGTGGCAATGCTGGTGGATAACCAGGAACCGAATGAATCGCTCGATTACCGCACGCTGTATAAACACAACGTCAGCTTTAATATCCTCGACCCGTTGAACACCGCGGGCAGCATCGTGTTGAATCAGGATCCGAATGCGCAGGATTTTCAGAAAGTCGATGGCATTCGAGTTGCCGGAAAGCCATACCACAAATCGCGCTGCGTCGTTGTGCAGAACGAGGATCCGATTTATCTGGCGTACAACCCGGCGGCGTTCGGATTCACTGGGCGTAGCGTCTACCAACGCGCGCTATATCCGCTGAAATCCTTCATCCAGACCATGCGCACCGACGATATGGTGGCGGTGAAAGGCGGCCTGCTGGTGACCAAAATCAAGGGGCCAAGCTCCGTCGTCAACAACATGATGCAGAAGCTGAGCGGCATTAAGCGCATGATGCTGAAGCGCGGAAAGACGGGAGAGGTCCTGCAGATCGGCGAGAGTGACAATATCGAGTCAATCGACCTGAGCAACCTGGAAAAACCTCTCGACTCTGCCCGCAAGCACATTCTGGAGAACGTGGCCGCCGCCGCCGATATGCCGGCGATCATTCTCAACTCTGAGACATTCGCCCAGGGTTTCGGGGAAGGCACTGAAGATGCGCGAGCCGTTGCTGTCTATATCGACAACATCCGTGAATGGCTGGATCAGCTTTATACATTCTTTATTCGCGTATGCCAGTACCGGGCGTGGAGCATAGAGTTTTTTCAGTCTCTGCGCGCCGACTTCCCGGAACTGAAAAACACCTACAGCCTGTATTTCTCGACGTGGATAAATAACTTCGAATACCGCTGGCCATCCTCTCTCAAGGAGCCGGAGAGCGAGAAGGTGAAGGTAGACGAGACACGGTTTAAGGCCATTGTCAGTATGTTGGAAGTGGCTCTGCCGCAGCTCACCGCGGACCCCAATAACCGAGCGACGCTGCTCGAGTGGGCATGTGAAAACGCCAACGCCAACGAGAATCTGTTCCCTCATCGGCTTGACCTTGATTACGCCTCGCTAAAAGAAAATCCGCCGCCAGAGCCTCCGAAGGCTGAAGATCCGAGTGGAGGGATGATGCTATGAACACGTTCACGCGAACCGTGAGAGAGGCGGTGAAATTCTTTCTTCGCAACGGCTACACGTCTCGCGAGGAGCTGGAGCGCTGGCAGAGCATCATCCGGCAGGCTGCCGAGAGTGAAACGGCGGACGACTACATGGCGATGGTCACGCGGAACCTGACTAAATCGTACGATCTGCAGGTTGGTCGCGCTGGCGCGCTGAAACGGCACCAGGGCATATCCCGCTTTACGCTCAACTACCTCGAACCAAAACTGAGGACTGAACTCGACAGGCGGATCCTGTCCAGCGCTGACCTTATCCAGCTCAACCGCAAAAAAGCTATCGACACAACGTTGTCGCGTTTTAGCGGCTGGGCCAGCAGCATACCTTCTGCCGATAGCATCGCGCTGTCTGGCATTCAGGGGACGATGCGGGCAACAGCGGATCATATTCAGAAGGCTGCCGAGAAGGTGGACTATGAAGCGCGCCGCGTGATGATCGACCAGAACCGCAAGCTGATAGCCAACATTGATAACGTGATCGCAACGAGTAATAACGCGATTGCGGCGATTTGGCACAGCCATTGGCGCAGGCCCGGTTATGACTTCCGCGAAGACCACAAGGAGCGCGATCAGTTGTACTACCTGATTCGCGGGAACTGGGCGCAAAAAAACGGGTATGTGAAAGCCGGTCCTGCCGGGTATCTCGATGAAATCACTCAGCCTGGTGAAGAGGTTTTCTGCCAGTGCTATGTGACCTACATCTACAACATCCGCAGTATTCCTGAATACATGCTGACCCAGAAGGGTCACAAGTTCATGGAGTCAATGAAAGCAGCATAGGGGCATTAAAACGTGGCTATTTTTGGCAGCGGGATAATGTTCCGTCAGGGTAAGTTCGTCTTCCTGATCCAGCGCTCTGATGATGGAACGTGGTGTCAACCTGGCGGCACGGTCGAACCGGGCGAGCTCGCTATTGATGCTGCGCGCCGCGAAGTGCTGGAGGAAGTGGGGTATCAGTACGATGGCCCGCTGAATCCGCACAGCGTCTACGGTGATTACCTGACATTTCGCGCAGAGGTGCCGGAGCAGTTTGAAGCGAAGCTTAACGACGAATCGCTGGCCGCCGGGTGGTTCCATATTGACGATCTGCCTAAGCCGCTTCATCAGCCTTTTGCTGAGATGCTGGCGCAGCAGGCGCTCAATGAAACCGAAGTGGCCGCACTCATCGCTGATGGGACATTAAGCAGCCCGCAATACTTTATCAACATGTGGATGTTCGCCATCCGGGTGACCGGAACGGGGGTTACCTGGCGCTCTGCAGATCAACAGATGGCATTCCGTAACCCGGATGACTATCTCACTCCTGAGTTTCTCCAGCGCGTTGCCGGTGTACCGCTAATTTGGCTGCACCCGGAGAAAAACAAGCTCGATAGCGATGAATTTGCGAAGCGTGTTATCGGCACCCTGACGAACAGTTGGGTTGCCGATAATGGCGAGGTCTGGGCTATTGCCCGGGTGTATGACGCCGAAGCCGCCGGAATTATGGCGACCAAGCAGTTAAGCACCTCGCCAACCGTCACGTATAGCGAAATGCAGGACTCAATCATCAAAATCGACGGTCAGCCTCTATTGGTGGAAGGTTCCCCGGTATTGCTCGACCACGTTGCAATTTGTGAACAGGGTGTATGGGACAAGCTCCTTGCCCCTACTGGTGTTAAATCTGATTCCATTCCAAATGAGGCTGAAAAGATGAACGAGGAAAAAATCGTAGCGCTTATCAACAAAGCGATCGATGCCCGCATGGCAAAAGCTGATTCTGAGGCGAAAGAGGCCAAGGAAAAAGCGGATGCCGAAGAGGCAGCCAAAAAAGAACAGGCTGATTCTGAGGCGAAAGAAGCAGAAGAAGCCAAAGCCAAAGCCGACGCGGAAGAAGCGGCCGCCAAGGAAAAAGCCGACGCTGAGGCCAAAGAAAAGGCTGATGCTGAAGAGGCCGAACGCATGGCCAAAGAAAAGGCAGATTCTCAACTGCGTCAGGAAATTGCTGATCTGCGCTCCCGCATTCCAACCGAACTCAGCGACGAAGAACGTAACGAGGTTGCTGACGCGCAGGTGAAGGCTGACAGCGTGTTCTCCTGCTTTGGCAAACGCGCGCCGGTCCCGCTGTCTGGCGAAAAGCCACTGGCATACCGTCGCCGTCTGATGATCCAGTTACAGGAACACTCGCCGGACTTTAAGGCCGTCGATCTGTCATCAATCGCTGATTCCGCGCTGCTTGGATTTGCTGAAAAGCAGATTTATGCCGATGCGCAAAAATCGGCAAGCCTGTCTGTCGGCCCTGGCACGCTGCGTGAAATCAAACGCGCTGATGCGACCGGCCGCCAGATAAGCACATTCGAAGGCGATCCTGCTGCTACCTGGGCTCCGTTCCAGTCAGGTAAACGTCAGGTCACCAGTTTCAACAACCAGGCTTAACGGGAGCTCTGAAGCATGGCTAATTTATCTCTTAATCCGATGGCAACCACGAATGCGCTGGGTTCCTTCGGCGTGCAGTCCGACGGTTATGTCCAGGGCATTGCTCTGGATGACCCGGCTAACCGCTTTAATCTGGCCGCGGGCACCGTGGCGGCAACGGAAACTAAACCTCTGTGGGGCGGTCTGCCGGTGGCTGAACTTCTGCCAGGCACGCATTCTAGTCCGCGCGGTTCACAAATCCGCCACGCTGCGTCAGTCGCCGAGTTGGAAGGCTTCACCGTGTTCAATCAGGCGCACAATGGGCTGACCACACCACAGTCACCGGTGCCACTGTACGCATCCGGTATGAGCGTGTCGTACTATCGTCTCGGCTCCAACATGCGTGTTCCCCTGAAAGCGTCTGCGCAGGTTGTTGCGCTGGGCACCAGTGGCGCATCCGTGAAGACGGCTCTGGCCTGGGACTTTGTAAACAACCAGCTAACCACCGCAGCAGCGGCGGGTTTTGCCGGTGCTGATATCGCAACCACCGCTGTGACGTATGCTGCTGGTGTGGCAACAGCCGTTACCAAATCAGCCCACGGCCTGAGCGCTGGCCAGTACGTGAAAATCAGCGGCGTGGCGCCAGCTGCGTACAACGGCACCGTTGTTGTGGTTTCCGTTCCAAACTCGACCTCCTTCACTTATGCCCCGGCGACTGCACCAAGTGGCGCAGCAACCACGCAGGGCACTTTGGGCGCAGTAACGCTTTCCGACATCACGCTGCCGGTAAAAGTGATCGCCATCGAATCAGGAAACTCAAAGACTGTCAGCTATGACAGCGCGACGGGTTTCCTGACCTGGAATAACACCGACAGCTGCGCGCTGGTCTTACTTTAATCGGGAGCTGAATTAAATGGCTGCAATTACCCCCAGCTACACCATCGTCAATCCGTCGTATATTGCGCCGGAGATGATCCTCGGTTACCAGCAGGCATCAGGTGCGTTTGAAACCATCGCCAGCGGTAACCCGCAAGTTCGCCTCGGCGTTGGCGACCAGTACGTCTACATGCGCCGACTGGATATCCGTACCCAATCCACCTCCAGCCAGTCTGGAAACGGCAACCAGCTTCCAAGCGTGGCGCTGGATGCGAAGATGATTTCTACCCCAACTTATCTGTTCCGCTGCCGTGGTATCTACGATCACCACGACATGGCAGCGGCCGGTAACTGGAACTTTGCTCTGCCGGAGGCCCAGCGCCTCGGTATGCGCCAAGGCATCTTCCAGCAGCTCCGTTCCGCTCTGCTGTACGGTATGAACCCCGCCGGTGGTGAGGGACTACTGAATACCGCTGGTGCCACCACCGAGTCTCTGCCGCCGGACAGCAACAACAACACCACCGTGCTGACTTATGATCACGGCCAGATGGCTGTGTATCTGCTGGGCCATGTTCAGGCCGCTATGACCCGTACCATGCAGTTGGGTCGTCAGCAGCGTGTCGTTATCCTTGGTCCTCAGCGTATTCTCGGCGCAATGGAGATTCAGCAGATCGTGCAGCTGACTTCTTACCAGCGTCCTGGCGGCGGTACTGATACCGTGGGTAACACGGTAAAAGAAGTGCTGAAAGGGGCAAACGTCCAGGTTGACTGGGTGTATGACGACACCTTAATCGGCGCTGGTGCGGGCGGCACTGATGCGGTGGTAATCACCATCCCGGAGGTTGAGGTGCCAATGGTTAACTCGACCGTTAACACCAACGAATTCGCCAAGTTGACCCCGTCTCTTGCTGCGAACGCCCTGATGTTTTGCGACATGGCCGCGCCGCGTGAAATTCCGACACCGATTGCTGGTGGCGCTATTGATGTTCTGTCCGAAATGCGTTCTACCGCTGGCTGGGCGGTCCGCCCGGAAGCCATCACTATCCTGTCGATGGCCTACAGCGCCTGATCCATTCTTGTAGTGGTTAAGCCTCTGCCGGGGAAACTCTGCAGGGGCTTTTTTATGAGGTAACCAATGAAACTTTTCATCGCTAACACCACCAAACAACGCCAAATTTTTGCTTACCGCAAATTGGAGACCGGTCGGCTTGTCCAGATCCCGATTAACCACGGCGATCAGATGATGGTGCTGGACGGCTCCACTGAAGAGGTGGAATCAGTTATTCAGCATCACCAGATGTATGGGCTGATCGACTCAACGAGAATCGACCAAAGCCAGGCATTTGTTGGCTTGTGCTACAGCCTTAACAAGCCCGTATCTGCGGCGGTAATCGAGAAGACCATTCGTGATAACGACATTCACTTGACCCGTGGTGCGCACGGACGCCGCCAGGCATCCGTGGCGGCGCTTGACAGCGCATTGCGTGATAGCGGTACCGGTTATTCCGGTGAAATGGAGGTCAGCGCTGAGCAGGCGAAAGGCCGCGATGACAACGAAGACGCAGACGTGGTTAACGAAACCATCGTGACTGAAAAATCCGGGAACAAGAAAAAATGACAACGAGCCTGTCGGGATTTATTGAATTCATTCGAACTGACATGAAGGTAACTGCTGAACAGGTTCCCGACGACTCTCCGTCATTTTCCCTGGCTTATGGCGGCGCGGTCGAATGGGTTAACTCGGATATCGCGTGCGTTATGCCGAACCTGTACACCGTTGCTGTGTATAACCTCGGCGCGTCGTTCCTGGTCAACTACGGCACTGAACCCGTGTTTGCTGAATTCAGGAAGATATATGGCCTCAATGATTTCACCGCTGGGGTTATTACCGGGGCCAGTGATAACGCAACAAGTTCTCAGCGTTTGGTGCCAGATTTCTTCAAAAACTTGTCTCTGGCAGATCTCCAGATGCTTAAAGACCCGTATGGCCGGCGCTATCTGATGATTGCTGAGCAGTTTGGCAGCCTGTGGGGGTTGTCATGATCACCTTTCATCTGGGTGTTATCGATATTCCTTACGGGGATGAGAACACAACAACCAGCGACGTTGCAGTATATCTGGAGGAAAAATACCAGATTATGCAGACCTTCTTCGATCGGTATGGCAATGACATTGCCGAGCTGATGAGTAAAGACCTCGCCGCAAATCTTGAAAACATGTTGGCAGGCGCACCGCCATCAAGGGACCCGCTTGCAGAATCCATGTCGCGGATCCACGACTTGTTCGTGGCTTTTCTGGATAACGGCGAGATGAACGGAATGCCGGGAGTTCCCACTCGTCGCGCGCTGCTTGGCATCTCGAAGCGTTTCAAAAATAAGAGGGGCGATCCGCGAGAATCATTTATCGACACAGGAAATTATCAGGCAGCCATGCGCGCCTGGATAAGCGGGGTGTTAAATGCCTTCCCTGAGTGAACTTCAACAGAATGCGAAAACCGAGCTTAACGCCACACTGACGCAGGGGCTTGACGACCTGAGCCGCTTTCAGGTGGTCACCTTTACGAAGTACATCAGGAAAGTGCTTCCGCTGGATGGCTTCGTGTTTTGGGTAAAGGCGTCAATTGCCGATGATCCGGGCAGTGAACCGGATACCAAGGACGTAAAAGGCTACCTGCACCTGACAACGGAAAGCATTCAGGATGAGGAGCAGCTCTACGACAAAAACGTGGTGACGTTTACCGCGCAGGCCGATATCGATCCCTTCAATGATATTGGCTCCGAGGTGCTTTACATCGGCGAGTTCTACGGCATCCGGTTTGCATTTTCCCGCCGCTCCGGGTTGAACGAACCGGCCAATATTTACCACTACACCGGGCACGCCATTTACCCGCACATGATGTCGCAGATCATCAACTCGCCGGCCGATATCGATCTGGCGGATGTGGTGGTTTCCAGTTCACTGCCGATCTGGCTGTCATTGAACCAGTACATGCCGATGTTTCCGGCCATGCTGTCTATGCAGAACCTGGCGCCGCCGTATGCCACGGTGAAATGCAGTGACCCGGTACCGGTCGCCGGCGCTTTTTACCTGGATGAAAAATCCAACCAGTACCAGCTGGTTTCCGAGGATGTGACGATCTCGGTAACTGGTCTGCGCAATGCATCCGTAGAGGACTTTCTCCACTACGTCCAGCAATACACGCTCAGCGATGATGCCGAGATGGGCGTGATGAATATTCCCGTGGTGCACGATGAGCGCGTGACGCAAAACGAGCTCAACATCATCGCCATGCGGAAGAAGATTAAATTTCGCGTCAATTACTATCAGCAGCGGATGAGGAATGTCGCCCGCCAGCTGATCACGTCCGCCATCCCGTCCATTTATGTGGAGAAATAATTAAATGGCCATAGTGAATATTAATGTATCGGTCACCCACCCACCGAAGCCGAGCCAACTGCTGAAATCCGGCGCGCTGGTCTCTGTCGGTGGGACGACGCTGGCACCAGGCAGTTACGAGCTGCTGACGTCAAAAGACGACCTGAAAACGATTGTCGCGCCGGCGAAAACGATCACGGCAATCGTCTGGGCAACGAATACCGTCACGGTGACGCTACCCGCAGCGCATGGCTGGGCCAAAGGAGACAAAGTGCCGGTAGTGATCTCCGGTGTGGAGCCGGAGGGGTACAACGGCGCGTATACCGCAACGGTGACCGGCGACAAGGAGTTTACCTATACGTTAAGCACCAATCCGGGTAACGCAACAAAGATGGGATCCGCGCTTTCCGTCGCAGCCGGTGAAATCCAACAGATGAATACCACCTACTGGGCGCAGGGGAGCAGCCGTGCGGTTTATGTGCTTGAGCTGGGTGAGTTGAGTGTGAAGGCCGCGATCAAGGCGTTGAGCAAGTTTATCGACGAAGATATTTCGCTGGGCAACACCTATCAAAAATTCTTCTCCTACCTGGTTCCCCGCGAATGGGACGAAGAGGCCACATTCAAGACGCTGGCGAACAACTACACCTCGCCGGGATCGCTGGTGAAGTTTTTTGTCACCACCACCATTGCCACCTATGAAGCGTGGGCGACGGGTAAATATCCGAATGTGTTCGCCGGCGTTGAAGCTCCGGGGATTGGCGCTACCGAGTTTTCGATGGCTGCACCGTTCCAGTCGTCGCTGGCCAACGATCCGAGCTCGTCGAATATGGTGCCGCCGATGGCGTTCCGCTTCATGTATGGCGTGACGGATTATCCGCCTGCCGGGAACGGCAAGCTGCTCAAATCCCTGCAGGACAGCAACATTAACTACATCGGCACGGCGGCCGAGGGTGGTTTAAGCAACAAGATGCTGGTCGCCGGCCATATGCTGGACGGCATGCCGTTCAACTACTGGTATGCAGTGGCCTGGTGCGCCATCAATCTGGAGATGGATCTGGCGAATGAGGTGATCAACGGCTCCAACACCACCGTTAACCCGCTTTACTACGAGCAAAACGGCATCGACCGCTTGCAGCGCCGTGGGTTAAAAACGCTGCGATCTGGCATCAGCTATGGGCTGATCCTCGGCCAGGTGATCGACACGAAACTCAGCCAGGACGTCTTCAACGAAGAGTACGAGAAAGGCACCTACGCCGGCAGCGCGGTGATCAACGCCGTGCCGTTCGCCAACTACACCAGCCTGAATCCGTCCGATTACGCCGATGGGAAATACAGCGGCCTGAGTGCGGTTGTCACACCGAAGCGTGGTTTCGAGTCCATCACCTTCAACCTCAACGTAACCAATTTTGTGGGGGCGTAATAAATGCCAAATCCATTAGTTCCGCAGGGATTCCTTAACCGCGTCCGGGGCGCGGTGAGCATTACCGACAAGCCGGCGTTAAACGTCACGGCGTCATTCCTGGGCAAAGAGGGGATCAGCATGCGGCCGGATACCGCCGCCACTGACATTATCCCCACGATGACCGGCACCGTGGGCAGCCAGGCACCTTACCAGCAAGTGACCTTGACGGTGCATTTGCTGAAAACGCAGGGGCTGGCCGCCAGCTATCAACGGCAGTTTGCTGCTGATACGGCATTGGGGGAGGTGGTGGTTACCCCGGATGCGGCCACTTTCGGCAACTACACCATTCTGAACTGCTACCTGGTGAATTTTAACGAAATCACCCTCAACGGTACGGATGCCGGCTTTGTTGCGACAATTTCCGGCTACCTGACCACCAATGACAAGATGTGGGATTGATGGGTATGAAAATTGACAGAAAACTGAATTTCGTCAGCACGATCACGCGCGAGGACGGATCGCTGGTGTACCTGCACGTTGTGCCGTTCCCGTATGAGGTGGTGCAGGAGAACTGTGTGTTGTTGGGGAACATGTTCCACAACTTCTTCACGTCAGTAGGGACAACCGCCGCGCCGCGCGTGGCCGCGATGATGCTGAGAAACATCCTGAAAGCACAGCAGGATGCCGGGGATCTTCCAGCGGGTACCCCGACGCTTGTCGATGATATTCAGCGCCTGACCACCGTGATCTTCAACGATAACGGCGTATGGCGCCCTGTGCCGCTGGAGGTGGCATTTAAGCAGGAAATCATCGATCCGGATGAATACCGCGAGGTTGAGGGTGAAGTGGTGTTTTTTATGGTCTCCTCTGCTATTCAGAAAGCCAACCTGATCGCCCCGACGGTGGGGAAAACGCTCGAAATGTACAGTGGGCAACTCGTCTCATTGAACGCTACGGCGTTTCGCGATTCTTTACCGACGTTGAAGACGGCTACCGATACCCCGACCCCGCCAGCCCCGCAGGAACTGTCGTACATTCCCTCCTGACCTGGGCCTCCTGTGAGGGGTTCCGGGAACTGTGCCGGGAACTGGATTTTGGCGACTACAAAAGCCCGCTCCATTTCCGGCAGCGGTTCATTCTGGAAGAAATAAGACAGAAGGGCTATTTCAATGGCAGCTAAATCCGTTGTTGAAATTGATGTTCAGGACGAGAAATTTCAGGCGTTCCTCGAAAAATTCAATGAATACCAGAAGGCGCTCGAAGAACTGCCGGAGCAATGGCGAGGCGCAGCGCAGGGGATCGGTGATTCAGCCAAGCAGACGGAAAAGGTGCTGGGCAGCACGGAGGCCATAGCCCAGGCCTTTAATGAAGGGATCGCCGCCGTCGCGTCCATTAACGAGGGGCTCGATCGCCTGAATGGCAATCTCGAAAAGGCCAATAAAACGCAGTCCGAGTTCAACAAGAAAAGCAGCGGCGCGCGCAAATTCCTGAGTAAGGCCAGCAAGGACGCGAAGAGCCTGGCCGGCCACATGAAGGACGCCACGACGAGCCTGCTTTCATGGGGGGCCGTGCTGGGGCTGTTTTCTGGTCTGGCCGGTGCGGGTGGGCTATGGGGGATCAACCGCCTGGCGAGTTCCGCTGCTGCGCAGCGGTTCACATCGATGGGACTGGGAACCACTGCTGGCGGCCTCAATGCCAGTGCGGTGAACTACCAGAAGGTGCTCGGTAACCCAGTCGGCACGTTGGGCGCCATTCGGGATAGCCAACTGGACCTGAGCAAGCGCTGGCAGTTTAAGGCGATGGGGATTGATAACCCCAATCAGGATCCGGCGACCCTGTTGCCGCAGATGATAAAAAGCGCGCGCGATATCTTCGTGCGTAACGGCAGCACTCAGCAAGGCGCGGAAGCCTACGGTCTGACCAACTACTTCACCCTCGACGATCTCAATCGCTTCAAAAAAATGAGCGACGCTGAGATCGATGCGATGACCAAGCAGGCGCAGAAGGATACGCAGCGCTTGCAACTGACGGACCAGCAGTTGAAGCAGTGGCAGGATTTCAACATTCAGCTGGATCGAAGCAAAGTCGGCATCGAAAACACCTTCATCCGCGGATTGGCGCCACTGACGCCTGAGCTGGGGAAACTCTCCGATGCTTTCTCCGGCGCGGTGGATACCGTCCTTAAATCCCCTGAATTGGGGAAATGGCTGGATGGGCTGGCAGACGGCATCCGGCGGTTCGGTAATTACCTGGCCTCGCCCGAGTTTAAAAGCGACGTTGAATCGTTCATGACCGGCGTCGAGCGGTTAGGGCGGCTGATCGGCAAGGTGATTGACTGGGTAACGGGAAAAACCGATATCACGCTGGACGATGTGAAGTCTCATTCTCCTATGCTCAGTGACGAAAAGCGGACGGATCCGCAGAGCGGTCAGACGTACACGCCGGGTACTGACGACGATCCGCATGTTTGGGGATGGCTGAAAGGCGTCAAACACTTTTTCTCCAGTGGCAAAGTTGAGCCTGTCGATGCACGTCCGGCGGACGTGAGCGCCAGGGGCAGGACCATTGCCGATCGCTTCAATAACCCGGCCAATCTGCGCGCTGCGGCCGGGTATCAAACGGCGAACACCAAGAGCGGAAAATTCGCAGTGTTCCCCACGCTTGATGAGGGCGTGCTGGCGGCGGCCAAACAGCTCCAAATTTATGGCACCAGAGGCGTCGACAACATCCACGATATTGTCGGCAAATGGGCGCCACCGAAGGAGAACAACACGCGGGCGTATATTGATCATGTCACCAAGGCAACCGGCCGCTCCGAGTTTGAAAAGCTGAACCTCAACGATCCGAAAGTGTTGGCCCAGCTGATTTCTTCAATGTCGGTCAAGGAAGGAATGGGGAATCGCCTCAGTGAGGAAAAAGTCACCCGGATAATCAATAACGCCGGTGGCGCTGTCGGCAGCGTGAAAGAGCAATATGCGGCCGCTTATGGGGCAGAACGCCCCGGAACCCGTCAAAACCTCCCCGCGCCAGCCCCTCAACAGGCATCGGGTAAAACCGATCAGATATTGCAGCAGATCTTGGACAACCAAAGGCGAAACAGCAGCGCCGGCGTGGTGGTATACAACAACACCGGCGGCAGCGCGATTGTCTCGAGCACGCAACTCGGAGGATTCGGTTAATGGCATTTACGCGCGAGCTCTACAAATTGGGGTTTGAAATATCCCCGGTGATCCTTTGCGACGGCGTGGCGCAGAGTATCCCTGGCGGGATGTTGCCGATCGTGGCGCTGACGCAGAGCGCCAGTTATGTCAGCAACCTGCTGGGCGGCGCGGCGAATCTGACAGACCTGGATAAATATTTCTGCCACTGGCGCGCCGCGCAGGGCGCGAGCATGGTGGATTACGATATCGGCCGCTATCCCTTCGCTAACCAGGCGGTCGCAGCGAATGCGCTGCTGGCGCAGCCGCTGCGTATTCCCATGCTGATGGATGCGCCAGTGAATGATAATACCGGCGCGCTGACAAAGCTGGTCACGCTCAGCGCTTTGCAGGCCGTCCTGCAGGCGCACGCCAACCTTGGCGGCACGTTTGTTGTGGCCACGCCGTCGCTGATTTATAGCGGCTGCGTCCTGCGCACCGTTCGGGATGTAACTGGCTCCAATGATCCGCTGCCGCAGCGTCAATGGTTGTGGGACTTTGAACAGCCGCTGATCACTGAAACTGGTGCTGAACAGGCGATCAACAGTTATTTGAGCAAGATCGATAACGGCGATAAAACCACGGAAAGCGCCTGGACCAATACGGTTTCCGCACTCGGGAATACTTCCCTGGGTAGCAGTGTTTCGGATGCGGTGACCGGGCTTATCGGTAAATTGAGCGGGGCGTTTAATTTATGAGCACAACACTTTATCCGTTTTCCGGGAATGAGCAGAAAAGCATGATTTTTACACCGATGCTTGATGGCGAGGTGTATAACTGCCAGACCAAATGGAATATTGCTGCGCAGCGCTGGTATCTCAATATTACTGACAACTCAGGAAATCGTCTGCTAACCACACCCATGATCGACTCGCCGGTGGGCTATGACATTAATTTGCTTATCGGGGCATTTACGAATACGAAAATGGTGTGGCGATCTTCATCGGGGCAAATAGAGGTAATCAACTGATGCGGTATTACGATATTCAGATTTTTACCCCGCCTGATAAAGACGGCAATCCCGGAAAACTCTTCAAGCAATATTCCAGCCTCAAAAATGGGGTTTTCAACCCCGGCAATTTAATGATTGAGTTTGATATTCAGCGATTTGGCGAGTCTACGCCCAAAGGGCAAAGCTGCATTACGATTTGGGGGATCGGCCCGAAAGATATGCAGCAGGCCAGACAAAACATGTTTGGCATGACGATAAAAATGTGGGTGGGTATGTCGAAGGGGTTACCGTTGGCCAAACCCGCACAGCAAGGGCTGGTATTGGAGGGGACCGTCTGGCAGGTGCTGGGGAACTGGCAGGGCACTGAGCTACGGACTGACCTGATTGTAACGGCGGGGGCTGTCTCTGCGGTGAATCCCGCGCCGTTGGCACCGATCAATTTAACGCTGCCGTGGAATAAGGGAATAAAACTGTCTGTCGCATTGACGCAATGTTTCCAGAACATGGGCGGTGATTATCGTTACTCGATAAGTATCAGCGACCGGCTGGTGAATAACTACGACAGCAACATGTTTTGCGGCAGCCTGTCCGAGCTGGCGGTTAAATTAAAATCGCTGAGCAGAAATATCATCAGGGATGATAAATATTCTGGCGTAGAAATAACGGTGGTGAATGGTAAGGAGATCCGCGTTTTTGATAATGATTTTGACAACCATATCGACAAGGATTCGAAAAAAAGCGCCAGTTACCGCAACCAAAATCCAATCCAGATAGCGTTTACCGATTTGGTCGGTCAACCAACGTGGGTGCAATTTGGCACGGTCAGTATTCCCTGCGTCATGCGCAGCGACATTCAGGTGGGGGATTATATTCGGATGCCGGAAAAACTACGGCCGATGATACAAGCCTCCTCCTATTCTCAATTCCGTGATGATGCCGCCTTTACCGGCGACTTTCTGGTTTCTTCTGTGCGGCTCCTTGGCAACAGTCGGCAACCGGACGCTAACAGTTGGGTGACGGTGCTTGAGGCCCACCCGACGGGAGGAATGGCTGCAACATGAGCATTGAAAAAAAACAGAGTTTCGCCGGAAACATGCATCGGTTCGCCGAACAAAAAATCGCGGACGCCATGCAGATGGCCGGTAAGGTGCTGCCGGCCTCGGTGGTGAGCCGAGCGGGGAATATGGTCACGGTGTCCTTCCTGCTGCGCGATATTCCTTTCATGTTGCCGCAGGTCACCGTCCCATTGTTTGGGCCGCAGTATATCCGCTATCCCATGCAGCCGGGGGACCGGGGGATCGTCATCCCGGCGGATACGTATCTGGGCGGTGCCAGTGGACAGGGCGGCGGTACTGCCGACCTCACGCCGCCGGCCAATCTCAGCGCGCTGGTGTTTTTGCCGATCAGTCACACGGAATGGGAGAGCGTCGACGGCCAAGTGCTCACGCTATATGGCCCGGAAGGCGTCACGATACGTGATGCCGGCAGCAAGACGACGTTCCTACTGACGCCTCAGAGCATCACGATTGCTACGCCTGAGCAGTTCAAGGTCACGGTGGGCAGTACCGTGTTGACGCTGACAAATGGCTCATGGTCGTTGACCGGCCAGAGCGGAACCCTGGCGGATGGGCAGGCCAGCACCAGCCCGGCCATTATGCATGAGGGCTGGCAGCAGCTGCTTACCTGGGTGAATTCCCATCAGCACAGTAACGGCAACGGTGGGCAAAACACCGGCGGGCCGACAACGAGTTTCGACGGGAGCATTACCGAATGAGAACGTACGGGCAAGACGAATCCGGCAAGTGGGTCACGATCGCCACTGATGCGAACGGCTTCAACGATGCCGTTTATCTCACCACGCTGGTGCAGAATCTCAAGCTGGCGCCGCAGGAGTCCCCTTTTTTCGCGAATCACGGCATTCCCGCCAATGGTTCGGTGATCCAGCAGATTATCCCCACCTTTTACGTGAACCGGCTGCAACAGCAATTCAGCGGCCATTTTTCTTCACTTCAGATTGCACTGACCGAAGTTGATCCGCCGGTGTACGACATTTCGGTTATCACCAACTCGGGCTCGAAAATAGTGGCGAAGGTGTATGTATGAGCGATTTACCCGTTATTTATGATATTACCGGCCCCGTCGCCAAAACGGCGGAAGAGTTGCGCCAGCAGGTTATAGAAACGGCGACGCGGCTTTCACCTGGGATCACGACCGATTTACCGGGTTCATTGATTGAGGACATGACCAGCACCAGCGTCGGCGCGCTGCTGGTTTGCGACCAGGCGCGCGTTGATCTGATCAATTCTTGCAGCCCTTATGGTGCGAACGTTCACCTGCTGAAACAGCTGGGAGCTATCTACGGCGTGCAGCAGGGGGAAGGGACGAACACCTCGGTGTATGTCGTATTCTCGGGGCCGCCCGGCTTTGGTATTCAAAAGGGGTTTACCGTTGGGGATGGCACCTATTTGTATACCGTGAGACGGGACACGGTGATCCCCGATAGCGGGCAAACCGAGCCGGTGTATTGTCTGGCCACCACGACGGGAATATGGGCGGTGCCGGCAGGCACGGTTAACCAGGTGAAAACCTCCGTGCCGGAGTCGTACCAGGTAACTTGCACCAACCTGACGGCGGGTCTGCCGGGGACGGACGAACAAAGCCCCGCGTCGTATCGTGCTCAGGTGATGCAGGCCGGGATGTTCGGTGTGCAAGGCACGCCCGACTGCTACCGCTCCGCGCTGAAAAAAGTGAACGGCGTACAGGAAAACCTGATTTCGTTCCGCCAGGCAACGCTCGGAAAATGGGTGGCCGTTGTTGGTGGCGGAGATCCTTATGAAGTCGCTTATGCGATTTATAAAGCCGTGCCGGATATTTCCATTTTGACCAACGATGTATCGAATCCATCGGGGGCGGAGGTGGAAAAGAAAACCATACCGGTAACGGTCTACCCCGACGTCTACCAGGTGCCTTTCGTGGTGCCATCGTCGCAAAACGTGGTGGTGCTGATCACCTGGAACTCAGCGTCGACGACCTACATCGATCCGGCCGGCGTTGCAAAAGCGGTGCAGCAGAATATCGCCGATTACGTTAATGCTATCGCCGTTGGCCAGCCGATAAATATTTTCCAGATACAGGACATTTTTCTGAAATCGGTTGAGGGTCTCGTTGCCGCGTCGCTGCTGTCCATGATCCAGGTGCAAATCGGGATCAACGGCGCAATTAAACCACCGGCACCGGAGTCAAGCCTGGTTTATGGCGACACCTACGCCTATTTCTCCACCTCGGCGGCACAAATACAGGTGAAGCAATATGCAAGCTCTAATTGAGAAAATCATTCCTGCTTACCCGTATACGCAATATAACGCCGATCCCAACATCGTCGCGTTCTTCACCGCCTATAACACGTTGGCGCAGGGGTATCTCGACTACCTCAATGCGCTTAATTTGCCGTGCTGGACTTCTCCCTCCATCACGGGGGAGTTGCTGGACTGGATAGCGCTCGGCATTTACGGGGAAGGGCGGCCATTACTGCAAATATCGGAGGATGCGATCGCCCGCGGTGCCTATAACACCATCGAGTACAACGCCATTCCTTATGCCGGCCTGAAAAATTACGTACCGGGTTCGGCGTCATACGTACCCGATGATTATTTTAAACGGATCCTGACCTGGAATTTTTATAAAGGTGACGGCTCGCACTTCTGTATTGACTGGCTCAAGCGCCGTCTGGCGCGATTTATTCATGGCACAAATGGCATCGACCCGCCATTGCAAAGCACCTTCGATATCAGCGTGACGGTCAATAACGGCGTGTTCACCATCACGATCCCCGATTATGGCGATGGCGTCGGCTATTTCCTGAAAGATGCGATCAGCCAGTCCCTGGTCAAGCTCCCCTTTGTTTATACCTACTCTGTAACGGTGGTTGCACAATGATTATTGGATTTGGAAACAACGTCGTGTCGTCGTTGGCAGCAGATATTACGGCGACCCAGACCACAATACAGGTGATGCCAGGCGCGGGCGCGCTGTTCGCGGGGCTTCTCACTTACGACTACGCCAACGACTCAAACTCCCTCAAGGTGTACGCGAAAATTACGCTTACGGATGCGAAAGAAACCGTGTTCGAAGTTTGCCACCTGACGGCAGTCAACAACGATATGCTAACGGTTGTGCGTGGTCAGGAGGGCACCGCGGCGAAGGGCTGGTCCCTGAACGATGTGATCGCCAACTTTGCGACACGCGGTTCAGAAAATCAGTTCGTCCAGATTGAGCAACTGCAAAGCGGCCATTACACGTCGGCGGTGGCCGGCGGTACGGCGAACGGGTTAACGCTGGCGCTGCCGGCAACATTCTTCCTGAATGGCTCGACGGAATGGGCATTAAAAACGCCGATCCTGATTTACCCCACCCTGAACAATACCGGTGCCAGCACGCTGCAGTTAACGATGGGCGGCCGTGTGATGGGAACCTACCCGTTGGTGAAGGGCAGCAACACGGCATTACGCGCGGGGGATATCGTTGCCAAAAATCCTTTCCTGGCAGTATTCAATGCGGATCAGGGGCGATTCATCGTTCTTAACCCAACAACGGATGTTGGATCCGTCCGGTCAGTTAACGCCATTGGGCCGGATGCTGGGGGTAATGTCGCATTGCCGTTGTATGGGCTGGGAATGGGGCCGCAGCATAAGGATGATGCCTACAGCAACATAGCGCAGTTTTATCGTGTGAATGGTACTTCGGTGAGTTCCCCTGGGAACGGCGTGTATGGTGTGGTCAGTTTGCCATGTGACGGCGGACCATCGGGTAGCTACCTGGCGATACAAGCCAATGGTATCGCCTATATTGGTTGGTCGAATACCCCGGCAAATGGGGTATTGTGGACACAAGTCTATACCGCCAAAAATCCGCCGACCGCTGCCGACATCAATGCCGCCGATGTGCGTAACAACTTCGCCGCTCGGATGGGCGTTTCCCGTGTTTTGACAGGCAATAATGCGCCTACCTCTGCCGGTATGTGGAGCGTTGAGAATAGTTCTTGGGCTGGCACGACATGGGGTTCACTCATTTGTACGACGAACAGCAGCGATTTATCGACGAAACCAGACAACCAGAAGTTTCTACATTACCTGCAAATTACGCATGAGGCGGGCGGCAAAGCGGGGCTTCGTACTGCTATTAATGTTAATGGCACCTTTAGTGGTTGGAATCGTGTCTACACAACGGATTATAAACCAACGGCTGCTGATGTGGGGGCTGTTGCTAAGGCTGGCGACACCATGACGGGCCAATTAATTGCCCCCTCTGTTGCCACAACACCAGGAGCAATTCCGTGGGGAGCAGGGCTTTTTTCCGAACAATTGAACAATCAGGCTCCATTCTTTCAGCCTAACTGGCAATGGCCTGTAACATCTGGCAGTGTTTATGTGCCAATAGTTAAAGGGGTGTCAACTCGACAAGGGCAAGGCTATCCAACGGCAGTGAGTTTTGGATATTTGCTCAGTGGCACGCAAAGCTTTGCTCAAGCCTGCATCCATGTGAAGGGAGATAATGCCGATTTTAATTGGCGATTTGACGCAAATAGCGGGAACTTTTATTGTCCCGGCGGGGTTTATGCTGCTGGTGCTATCTTCCATGTCGACGGGAATATTACCGGAAATATTTGGGGGGGCTATCTCAGTAACTGGTTGAATAATCAATTCGTAGCCCGTGATAACAATATCAATACTCGTGCCACCTGGGATTACGTGAATCAGAACTTTGTGCGTGATATTCGCTTAGCTAGCCGTGGAGAAATTATCACCGATGGTGCCTTAACTGAGGCACCATGGGGCGCAGTTATTACAGGAGGCAACGGCAACGAAGGTGATCAGGTAGGGATTATGTTATTCCGCTATCTGCAAAAAAACGTGAACGGTAACTGGTATACGGTGGCATACGCATGAATCAATATGGCCCTTTTAAACTTTATACGCCCTTGCCGGGTACGCCCGCTGGCGAGATGGCTAACCGCATCAAAGCGCAATTTATCTGCACGCCGGACAAGCAAGACTGGTATGAGCTTCAAAAATCTTTCGCACGCAATACGCTAAAGGTGGTTTATGCCGAGAACGGCGTTATCACTCAGGCCAGCGACGATGCCAGCACGCTATGGCCCGTTGATGCTTCTGTGGCTGAAATCCCTACAGAGCAAATACCCAAGGGGTTTGCACTGCCGCTGGCGGGTGCTGACTGGCAATACAACGGTCAGCGCGTTGTACCTCGCGTATATACACCAGAAGAGCAGCGAGCAATGGCAGAGCGCCGCAAGCAGGCACTTATGGCGGAGGCTGAATCTGTGTTAGCCCCATTGGAGCGAGCGGTACGTCTGGGAATGGCAACCAACGGCGAGAAATCGCGTCTGAATGCTTGGGAGATTTATTCAGTCAAACTCAGTCGCGTTGATACTAACAACGCTGAATGGCCGACTAAGCCCGAGTAAGTAAAAAGCCCGCGATATTTCGCGGGCTTCTATATTGGCTCCCCGGTGTTGGTGAGCATTTAGATTGTTTTGCTATGCTTCGTGAATATAGAACGAATAAAACACCAAAACTTATTGAACATTCTTTTAATAAAGGGCGGTGGTTTGCAGTCTTCGCAGTAGTCAGGCTCGGCATTGATCCAGGTGGCCGTCTCAGCAATCCATCGTCCACACACTTTGCAGAATACCATGTTCAT